TGAATATGGAGCTAGAAAGATAGCTGCTGTACTTCAAGGGTTTGAAGCTGAGAAGGAACGATGGACTGCATGGAAGAATCAATCCATTACTCACATGGAAGCATTCAAAATCTTTGCAGCAGCAGCAAAGTTCACGATAGATACTCAGTTGAGCTTGTATGAATTGTTAGCTTCTACTAGCTACAGAAAGTCTAAGGCTATGCAGTTCATGTGGAATCGTTACACAACTGAAGAAGTTGTAGCACTTGGTGCTAATGAATGGGCTGCGTACAACGCTATGACAGGTTGGGCTACCCATTGTGAAGCTTCAACTAAACCTTCAGCAAAGAACCTTGTATCCACTAAAGTAGATAGGGCGAATAGCGTAAGATCTGCTTGCACCTTGCTTAAAGCCGCTTAAGCGAGGAGTACCTCATGGATACATTCAAAGAGCGTAAGCTTATTGAGGAGACTTTTGTCTTGGCTTTTGCATCCTCGCTACAAGTGGATGTACCAGACAAAGAAGTAGTCGAACACTTTGTTTCTTTTGTTATTTCAAGACAGAAGATGCGTTCTTTCAAGGAGGTTCAAGACTCACCTCCGTTGCTACTTACTTCCCCCATAGATGAGAGATTTATTTACTCATCTATACCTCCATTCATTAACTACTTACAGGAATGCCACCAATGATCACTATGAAAAATACAGCATGGCAAGAATTCCTACTGCAGTATGGTATGAAAATGTACAGCGATAAAATATCTATCACTACCAGACCTAGTGATGAAGACCCTAGCTACATAGAGATTATCTGTGGGCAGGGAATTGATTACTCAGGCTATGATTTAATCGAAGAATTTTTAAACCCCCAAGAAAAACAAGGAGCAACACATGACCAACTTACCTAAACTCATCTCAGGCGAAAGCTATTTTGCGAAAGTATATGATGCTGTAGCTGACTTCAATGAGAAGCAAGCACCGGGAACTGGCAAGTACCAGTATGAAATTAACTTAGCTGTAGACGAAGATATTTTCCAAGCTGTCAAAGATGCAGGTGCCAACTGTGGCTTAAAGGAGGCAGGTACTCAGAAGTATACCGACAAGCCCGTCATTACTTTTTTGAAGTGGGCTACAGACTTCAAGGGTAATGACAATACTCCTCCTACTGTAGTAGACAAAGATAAGAATCCACTGACTTCTGAGGACAGGATAGAGAATGGCAGTCAAGTAAGGGTTCAATGGAACCTGTATGAGTATGGTAAGACTACTCGATACAAGCGCCCTATGTTGATAGCTGTTCAAGTTGTCAAAATGAGTGAACACGTTCTTCAACCTGAACCAGAAGTAGCTGATTGGGATGAGGTGCCATTCTGATGAGTGAGATTATTACAGTTGATGGCGTAGTTTATGACCTTTCCAAGACCAGTGAAGAAAGCGCACAGGCAATAAGAGGTCTTAGTCGAATCATTCAAAAAACTCAAACTGACATCTTGGATTATAACGATAGACTTTTAATAGCACAGACCTCTCTTAAGATGTTCTTACGGACACTGAAAGAGGATCACCTTACTGAGGAGATGATTGCAGAACCCCCTGAACCAGCACCAGACCAATAGTAAAACAGGGAATACTAAAAATGAATGATACAAAGTATAAGAGACAGCACCTTCCTTGTGTGTCACTAACCTGTAGTAGCAGTGATGCTCTGACAGAATACATGAATGGCAGTGCTTATTGTTTTAAGTGTGAGTTTACATGGTCACCTGCTCAATATAGGAAAGCCCGTGAAGGAGAGGAGGACATAGAGCCTTCCTTCAAACCTAAATCTGACAAAGTATCTAAACCAAAAGATGGTGAGATATCAGCAATAGACTCACGTTGTCTTACCTTACCCACTGTAAAGAAGTTTAACGTCAGGGTAGTCAAGGATGAACATGGTGATGACATCAAACACTACTACCCTTACTACAATGGTGAAACAGAAGAAGCCATAAAGATAAGGGACGTAGTAAGCAAAAGGAATAATGGCTCCAACTCATTTCACTGGGCTGGCAAACCTTCTAAGGTAGGCTTCTTTGGTAAGCAACTCTTTGAACAGGGTCAGAGGTTTGTGACTCTCTTTGAAGGAGAGATAGATGCTATGTCAGGCTATCAGATGCTTAACAGTGGGGATACTAACTACGCTGTTTTAGGCGTTAAATCATCTTCAGATGTAGAGAAGACAGTAAGAGATAATCTTAAGTACCTCTACTCCTTTGACAATGTAGTGCTTTGTTTTGATATGGATGAGGCAGGAAGGAAAGCTACAGCTAAAGCAGCCAAGCTTTTGAAAACAGGCAAGACAAAGATAGTCTCACTTCCTTCAGGTTTTGATGATGCCAACGAAATGCTCATGGCTGGGCAACAAAAAGCATTCAAGGACGCTTGGTATAACGCTAAGACTTATACCCCTAGTGGACTTGTATCAGTCAGTGACCAGAAGAAAAGGTATCTTGAACGTCCCAACAAACTATCTGTGCCTTTTCCTTGGCAAGGACTTAACGAAAAACTAGAGGGTTTACGCCAAGGAGAAGTGGTAGTACTAACTGCAGGTACAGGGTTAGGTAAGAGTGCTGTCTGTCGAGAGTTACAACACCATTTGCTAAAGAGTACAAGAGATAGCATAGGTATGGTGATGCTTGAAGAAAGCTATGAACGAACCATTGATGGCTTGGTATCTATTGAAGCAAATGAACAACTCTTTAAAGATAGTATAAGAGATACTTATGAAATCGAAAGTCTAGGTGCATGGCACGATACTTTGTTTGAAGGTGACAACAAGAACAGAGTGTGGGTCTATGAACACTTTGGAGATAACACTTTAGATTCTATAGCTGAAATAGTTAAGTTCATGGCGGCAGGATCAGAGTGTAAGTGGATCTTCATTGACCACATCCACATGATCAGTGCTGCTGGCGGTGACAACGAGACTGCTGAGATTAATAAGATCATGCATAAGTTCAGGGATCTTTGTGAAGAGCTCAACATATGTATTGTTACTGTATCTCACCTAAGAAGACTTGATGGTAACAGGGGACATGAGAATGGTGCTGAAGTAAACCTAAGTCATCTTAGAGGCTCTCATGTCATAGCTCAAATTGCAGATTCAGTCATTGCTCTTGAAAGAAACCAACAGGCTGCTGATGAGGTAGAAGCCAGAACCACTAAAATAAGGGTATTAAAAAATAGGTACTCTGGTGAGGTAGGAATAGCTGGGCATCTTTTATATGACCCACACACAGGCAGACTTGAAGAGTGTGATGACAGTGATCTGGTATTTAACAACAAGGAATCACTGATATGAGTAAGCTAGTATTTGATGTCGAGACTGATGGAATACAATATACAAAGATATGGTGCATTGTAGTACAGAGTGTAGAGACTGAAGAAATTAGTTCCTTTGGCCCTAATGAATTGTATGAAGCAGTTGAATTACTTAATACAGCAGACACTTTAATAGGTCACAACATCCTTACCTTTGATCTGCCATGCATCAGAAAGATACTTGACCTTCCCTGTTTTGGCAGAGACAAGAAGATACTTGATACCTTAGTTCTTTCTAGGTTATTTGTTCCTGATAGAAAGCCGGGACACAAGTTGTCTGATTGGGGAAGTTCTCTGTCCTATCCAAAGATTGACTTCCATGACTATAGCCACTACTCGATGCAGATGTTGAAGTATTGCATAAGAGATGTGCAGCTTAATACCAAGGTGTTCAAAGAGCTTAAGTGGGAAGCTAAAGGATTCAGCAAAAAATGTATTGACCTTGAACACAAGGTAGCTGAGATATTAGGCGTACAAGAGAAGCAAGGATTCCTGCTGGACATTGAGAAGGCAGCTATTATTCAGGCTGGGTTAGAGAAGAACCTTGTGACTACTAAGAAGATCATCAGGGAAGTATTCAAACCTAAGATTATTAAGACAAAGATATTTCCTAAGTACAAGAAAGATGGAAGCATAGCAAAAAATGCAATCACAGAGCATGGTAAAGGTACACGGCTCAGTGAAGAAGAGTCTTTAGATATGGCTTGGACAACTGCCGACCATATAGTAAGGACAGAAGTTAAAGAACTACTTATATCTTCTAGACCTCAACTTATCGAATACTTAAAAGAGGCTGGTTGGAAGCCTAAGAAGTACACTGATAAAGGCAATGTCATCCTGAATGAAAAGGTACTGGAGACTGTTACTGATATTCCAGAAGCTGCTCACATAAAGAACTACTTTCTGTTAGAGAAGCGTCTTGTTCAGCTTAACTCTTGGATAACTGCAGCGAACCCCTCTACATTGAGAGTCCATTGTCATGTCATACACAATGGTACTATCACAGGCCGCATGACCCACAGAAAACCTAATATGGCACAGGTTCCTAGTGTGTCTGTTGCTTATGGGAGCCAGTTTAGACAGTGTTGGAGAGTTCCCAAGGACTATAAGTTAGTTGGTATAGATGCGAGTGGTCTTGAGTTAAGAATGCTGGCCCACTACATGAATGACAAGGACTACATAAATGAAATCATCTCAGGAGATATCCACACAGCTAACCAAAAACTTGCAGGACTTCAATCAAGAGATCAGGCAAAGACATTCATCTATGCGCTCTTATACGGAGCAGGAGATGACAAGCTTGGGTCTGTGGCTGGAGGAAATAAAGACACTGGCGCAAAACTTAGAAAATCTTTCTTCGACAATTTACCTGCATTTGCAAATCTTAGAAACAGAGTATCAAGAACAGTCCAGAAAGATAACTACCTCAAAGGACTAGATGGCAGGAAGCTGAAGATTAGAAGTGAGCATAGTGCTTTGAATTCTTTGTTGCAGGGAGCAGGGGCTATTGTTATGAAAGAAGCTCTTGTGATCCTTAATAATAAACTAGCAGTATATGACGCACACTTTGTGGCTAACGTCCACGATGAGTGGCAGATAGAAGTAGTTGAAGAAGACGCAGATTATGTTGGGCAGTTAGGGGTTGAAGCTATAGAAGAGGCAGGTGTCTCTTTAAACTTACATTGCCCCTTAACTGGTGAATACAAAGTGGGGAATAATTGGAGTGATACACACTGATGAATAGTCTACTAGTAAAAGATATCTACAATAAAGTAGATAAATTAAATGATGGGCCTATGGGCTTATCTGAAGAAGACATAGAGAAGACAGGGGAAGCCTTAAAGGAGGCGCTTAGACACTGGGCAAACCCTACTAAACTTTCTTCTGAGTTTTCTGTCAGGATGTCTAATCTAGGAAAACCTTACAGGCAGATGTGGTTTGATAAAAATAGACCAGCAACCTCTTCTAGAATACTTCCGCAGACTTTTATTAAGTTTCTTTATGGTCATTTGTTAGAAGAGGTTATTCTTATGTTAGTGAGAATGACTGACAACAAAGTCACTGATGAGCAGAAGGAAGTCGTTCTAGAAGGAATCAAAGGACATATTGATTGCAAGATAAATGGTGAAGTAGTTGATATAAAGACAGCTTCTAACTTTGCCTTTAAGAAGTTTTCTGCTGGGACATTACATGAGGATGATCCCTTTGGTTATTTAATGCAGTTAGCTGCTTATGAAACGGCTGAAGAGTCTACTGCTGGAGGTTTCCTTGCTCTCAATAAAGAGTCAGGTGAGCTTGCCTACTACAGTCCGGGGGAACTAACAAAACCTAATCCTATAACTAAAATAAATAACCTTAAAGGAGTTCTTACAGAAGAGCTCCCCCCTGAAAAGTGCTATGAGTCTGTGCCTGAAGGCAAGCAAGGTAACTTTAAGTTAGCTGTAGGGTGTGTGTACTGCCCACACAAGCAAGAGTGTTGGAAAGATTCTAATAGTGGGAAAGGATTAAGAGCCTTTAAATATGCTGTGGGTGTTAGGTATTTTACAAGAGTAGCAAGTTTGCCTAAAGTAGAGGAGATTCCTGTATGAATTCAAAATCAGCAAAGAAGTTAAGTAGGAGAGCAGAAGAACTTTCAATGGCTTTATTAAAAGAACATCTTTCAAATCAAGAAGCAGCAAAGGTAACTAAATCTTCTGTATCTAAAACAGAGTATGCTTCTAGTGACAAAGGCAGTTATGCACTTACGATGTCTACTAAAGGTATGAAGTCTGTTTTAAAGAAACTATCTAAAACAAAACCTCTTGAAGCTATTTCTTTAATAGATGTTAAAAATTATTGTGTTCAAGTAGGTAGAGGTTAATGCAACGCAAAAGAAAGCAACGTCCTCCTGAACTTAGAAGATCTAAGGGGGGCTATGATTCTGGATTTGAAAGAATTCTACATAAGACAGTCCTGAAAGAGTGGGATCATCATAGTGATAACATTGAGTATGTTATTAAACATAAGTATGAGCCTGACTTTGTCAGAAAATTTGCAGATAAAACAATCTTAATTGAAGCAAAAGGAAGATTCTGGGATCACGCTGAATACACTAAGTATGTATGGATAAATAAAGTATTACCCCCTGATACTGAATTAGTTTTTATCTTTGCTGATCCTCACCTTGCTATGCCAGCAGCTAAAAAAAGAAAAAATGGGACTAGAAGAAGCCATGCAGAGTGGGCTAAGTCCCGTAAATTTAGGTGGTATACAGTTGATACAATCCCTGATGAATGGATAAATAAAGAAAATACAATACAGGAGGTTGAATGAAATTAAATAATGTTACACCAGAAGAATGGGATGAGGCTTTTAAAAGAGACAATGCTAGAAAAAAAAGAGAATTAGACAAAGCTTTTGAAGACTTAATAGACAAATGGGAGAAAAAAGTTAAGCAAGCCAAAAATAAACCAAAGAAACCCATGACCAATAATACGTTTTACAAACTTTAAAGGAGTTAACTATGAATAAGAAAAGAATAAAACAGAATTTTGTCTACAAAGGACAGCTTGATAGAGTCTACGATGGCGATACAATTTGGGCTACTTTAGATTTAGGTTTTGATATGTTCTTTAAATGCTCTATTAGGGTAAAGGGCATAGATACACCTGAATCTAAAATTAATACAAGAAAGTATCCTGAAAGAAAAGTAGAGAAAGCATTAGCTAAATTGGCTAAGAAACGAATGAAAGAGCTTTGTGGTAAGCAGGTATGGGTAGAAAGCAAAAAGCTTTTACGAGGAAGCACTAAAGAAGATTTAAAGGAAGGAACTGCGAAAGAAAAGTATGGCAGAGTGTTGGGTAATCTTTACCAAATGGATGGTACTAACATTGCTGATGTACTTATCAAAGAAGGGTACGCTATTAAGTACAGTGGTAAAAAGAAAACTCATGTATGGAAATAACTAAGGAGAACTAAATGTCTATTTTAAATTGGCTTAAAGAATTCTTTGTTACAGAAGCTCTTCAGGATTCAAAAGAAAAGATTAAAGAAAAAGCAGAAGATGTTATAAAGGATATTAAAAATACTGTCACTGAAGGTATTGAAGAAGTGAAAGATATAGCTGAAGATACAACAACAGATATTAAACAAAGAGCTAGAGATAAGCTTGGTAGGTTCTCAGCTGATGATCCTACTACAAAAAAGAATGAAGCTTATAAAGATAAGTAATTAATTACTGATACCATTTAATCATTGTCTCTAGGCCAAAGTCTTACGCCCAACCTTTGACGGTCAGCATCATCTTGGGCTAATTGTTCAGTTGTTTTCCCACAATCTCGATGGGCGTTATCACGCTTGATAGTGAACGCTCCGTCTATAAAGGGGATTCCGCTGGGGATTTGAAAGCTCACAGTGCGGGTTGAGCATTCAGGGACAGTCCCACAAGATGTTAGAAATAAGACGGGGATTAAAAGTAAATGCTTCATAAGACTCCTTAGAATGTTTCACGTGAAACTTCTTGGCAGAGCGGCCTTTGACGCGCCCGACCGCGAGGCAGAGGAAGGCAATGAATGGTGCCTGCGTCAATTAAATT